GGTCCATACCGATCATGCCGGCACCGCCGTTTGGGCCGTGCCGGCGCTGACGCCGCCGTGCTTGTGGGCCTTAAGGCTGATTGCGCCTGCCTTGACGTCGCCATCGGCCTCCACATTGCCGGTGACGGTGAGTTTGCCGTCGATCGCCGTGTCGGCAGTGATCGTCACGCCATCCGGGGCGGTGATGTTGGCCGAACCGGTGATGACATTGAGGGTCGCTCCAGCCGCGAGCGTGACGTCCAGCGTGCTGTTTTCGGGGTCAAAGGCGACGATGGAGCCGTCTTCGAACTGGACGAGCTCGCGCGCGTTGTCGCCGGGCAGGGGGAAGGCGTTCTGCGTCAGGCTGCCGAGCGCGATCGCGCCCTCGATGTCCCCTTCGGGACAAATCAGCAGGATCTGTTCGCCAACGCTTGGCGGAGACCAGGTGCGTGTTGCCCCGGCTCGGCGTTCGAGCCAGCGGATGGCGGCGGTGCGGATCTCGCCAACCGACACGACGATGCGGCCCGCGGCGTGGTCGACCTGCTCGACCTTGCCGATGCGGAGCAGCTCGCCGATGCGGCCGTGGGGATCCTCGCCGTCGCGCACCGGCTCAGTCGCGCTCCAGCTCGAGCGTGACGCCAAAGGTCTCGCCCGACACGGGCGTGTAGGTGTCGGTCACCTCGATCAGGCCATAGAGTTTGCTGGCGGGACGATCGGTGTCGAACAGGATGTCGCAGGACGCGCGACCATGCGCGCCGTCGCCAATTGCCTGTCCGACAATGACTTCGACTGCGCCCAGATAGCCCTGCGCCAAGCCATTAGTCACAGCAAAGGCGGCATTGTCGCCGCCACCAACCGTCGGTGGCTTATGGAACAGATGGATTTTGAAGGTCGCATCGACGATCGCGGTGCCGGATTTGTCGATCGACACTGCCTTCACCGATCCAGCACCGCCGGGAAAGCGGGCACCGGGCGCGAATTCGAGCGGGATCACGCTGCCCGCCGTTGCATGGTTGGCGACGAGATCGTTCGCCGCATATTGCGTGGTGTTGGCAAGGCGGGCGAACGAGGCCCGGACGCGGCGGCGAAATTTGGACATTGCGGGAATCCCTCGCTGATGATCGTCCAGGCGACAGGCCCGGTGGCGCGATGATCGTGGCGAGGGTGAGGGGAGAGGTCAGCCGCGCAATGTTGTGCCGGGCGGAGACACAACATCGGCGCTGAAAGGATCAAACATAAATCGCCTTGTTCCGCGCCCATTGCCGCGCGATCAGGTCGGGCACGGACACGCCCGAAACCGTTACATCCTCGGCGTGCAGTTCGAAATACCCGCCATTATATCGGATAGACCCAACGGACCCGTCGGTTGATAGCGCGATGCGATGGCTGCCGGAATCGATCAGTGGCACATAGGGGATGGTGATCGTCACAGCTTTGGGGGCGACCTGCGGGTCGGTATAGCGCGCCGAATAGATCGTGACTTCGGTCAACCCCACAGCCGGGTTAGGTTTGACGTGAAGCCAGAAGTGGACCGCGACATTTTGCGTTGCAGGTCCGACCGTAAAGAACTGCCCCGCGAACATCGCATAGAACCCGCCGCGTGAGGCATTATTCTGCAGGAACTGAAACCAGTTGTTCCCGGTCAGATATTCGCCCGCCGCCAGGGTCTGTTTGCCGATGCGAAACGCAGAGCGTTCGCTGGAGTCCGCAGGGGCCAGATACGGGCGCATGGCCATGCCGAACAGCAGTTCGTGCGCTTCTGCACCGGCAGCAGCCAAGTTGCGAGTGGTCGGACGATAGAGGCCCTGATTGCCGCCGCTGGCGGCATCGAGGATCTGATACTCTCCCGTAGCGGCGCTGAAAAACGGGGTCGAGGAGCCGCCCAATGAATACAGGGTCAGGCCGGTCTGGTCGGTCATGTCCTTGTGCGCGCCAGTCACGTTGGATGCAGCCTGCCCTGGTAGGCACGCCTGCGAGCGGGGTCGCCAGCGGAACAGGGTGCCGCCCGTCATGTCGGGATCACGATCGATGCCGATCGGCAGGCGCGGATCGGTGGCAGTGCCACCAGCGAGCGTGGTCTTGAGGACGGTCATAGGTTCCAACCTTTGCTAATGATGGAGATGGCCGCGGTCTGGCCGTACAGCGTCCGGCCCTTGGGATCGGACGGGTGCGCATCGACGATGGCGTCAGGTGCCGGGCCGGGATTGACGTAGCAGGACGCGGGCCATACATCGGCGGCGACATATTCCGCGTCCTTCGGTGATCCGTCGTTGCCCTCGGTCTGGATATAGTCGAGGCAAGGCGAGTAGTTGTTTGGAAAGCGAGCGCGAATGATCGCTTCCTGCGCTTCCCACGCCGCGCGACCGACCCCGCCGCCGACGCCACCTGCGGGAAGCCCCGGCTCCATAATCAGCCAGCGGGATGTTGCCGACGCCTGAAGGCCGACCAACTGCTCAAGGCGGTCGCACCATGCGTTGATGTCCGCTTCGCCACCGTTGCGGTTCCGATCGTCGGTGACGACGAACAGCCCGCTGCGGCCATAATAGCTTGGCGTATAGGTCGTGTTCGGTGGGTTATCCGCTGGTCCGGTCGTGCCGCCCGCCAATGCATAATAGGTGCCCGTCATCGATCGGCCACCAACCCCCATGATGCCGGGAATGGGGTGGACGGCGAGACGCCAGATCCGACCGCTCGCGATGGTGCTGGGGTCGGCGTTCAGATAATCGACGATCGGCTGACCGGTTGATGGCCCGCTAAACGAATCTCCGAACAGCGAGATTTGGTCGGTGTTCTGGGTCGGCAAGAACAGGTTGGGCAGCGCAGCCGCCAGCGGCACCGCCAGCTCGACCGAGGCGAGGCCATTGCTGCGCGTGAACCAGCAATGATCGCCAGCAACGATAGGATCGTGAAAATCGAACGTGTCGGTCGTGTCGCTGGTCAGGCGGCGGGTGATGCCGGTATCAGTGTCATGGCTCCAGAGATCGTAATTGTGCGAAGTCGGCGAGCGACGTCGGGCCGACACGATCCAGCCGGGTCCGGCAGCGCGGCGCGATCGCAAGGAGGACAGCAGCCCGGGCAGATGGAGTTGCAGACCGGATTGCGGCGTCCACAGCATATGCGCGCGACCCGACGCATCCGTCTCGGCCACGGCGGTCACATCGGTTTCGATGATCTCGCGAGAGACAATGGAGCTGCCAGCGGTCGAACGGTGGGCCAGCTTCCGCACGGTGGCGCTGCCAATGTCAGCTGAAACGATCCGTGCAGCGATGCTTTCCAGCAACGCGATCAGCTTACGCCCGTCCGCATAGTCCACCTCGACCACCCGGCCATTATTCTCGCGATAGGCGAGCAGGTTCTCGGTCGCATCCGACGTGATGTTGGAAATGCCGAGCGCAGGTGCCAGGACACGAAACTTATCTCCGGCTGCATAAACCGCCAGATAACGCACACCGGGCTGAAGCTCGCCGCCCACCAGAGCGGCCTCATCGGCTGAAACGATCGCCCTTGGCGCTTGACCGTCCACGGCAAGCGTTGCTGCGCCTGTGTTTGCCGCGTTTGGTACGAAGGTGACTATCCCGCCTACGGCATTGACCCAGCTGGCCTCTGCGCTGGTCACGGTCAGCGCGTTCGACGTTCCACCGGTCGCACTACCGTGGCAAAGCTTCGCAGCAATCTGTGCCGCTGCGGCCTGAGCAAGCGCACGGTCCTCGGCTGCAAGCCCGGCATAATTCCTGCCGGATAGAATGCCAGGGAATGCAGGATCGACCTCGCCCTCCTCCTGTGACGCCCACGCCTGCGCCTTTGCGACCGCCGCGTTGATGGCAGCCAGCGCGGCGGCATTGATCGGCGCGAAGATCGCCGCGACGATTCCGCCCAGCGGCGCGCGCTTCGCTTCGCCGTCGGCAAGCACCACGACGGTTTCTTCGCCGGTGGGTTCTTCGACGGGATCGAGTTCGGAGATTTTCGCCATCAGTCGGTCTCGCGCGGCCAGAGGGGATGGGTGGAGGCGTCGAACGCCTTGAGGTTGGCGGCGGGCATCCGGGCGATGACCGCCTCGATCGCGTTGCTGGCGGCGCGGATCGCATCGATGCGCTCGCGGCGGTTGATGGCAGCGGTCACGATGTCATCGAGGACATCATGTTTCGCCCCAATTCGCAAAACCGCTGATGCCAATGCCATCGCGGCATTGTCGTTCGCCTGGCGCTCAAGGCTGGCGATGGCGAGGATGCGGCGGCGGGCCTCGCTCTTGGCCATGCGGGTGGCGAGTTCGCGCAGTTCGGCGAGCCCCTGTTTCGGCGTGTGCAGGCGCGGCTTCCCGGCGCGGTCGAGCGTGATTTGCTGGCCCGCCGAACGCCCTTCGAGGAGGGTGGCGTATAGGCGTTTCGTGATCGGGATCGCGTCGGCGGGCAGATCGCGGTGCAGGGCGGGGTCGTAAAATCCGCCGGTCGATGGGCTGTAGAACACGGGCGTCTCCCCTCAATAACCGAGCATGAACACGTCGAAGCCATCGAGGCGGACGTTGTCGGGATCGTCGCGCTGGAGCTGGACGTAGGTGCCGAAGCGGGTCGGCCCCGCGAGCTGGGTCCACAGATCCCGGAAGTTGTTCGGGGCGGGCAGCCAGTCGCTCACCCCGCCGAACAGATGCGTGGTCGGAAAAACGATCGGCCAGTTGACCCAGACCGCCTGTTCGAAAGTGTAAACCGCGCGGATGGTGACCCATTGCAGGATCGGTAGCCGCCCCTCCGCATCCGGAAAGGGCAGGGTGAGATAGCCATTCGGGGTCAGGCTCTTGGGTAGATCGGCCAGCGTGAGGG